ATGATTACCAAGTAGCAAGTGAGTTTAGATTGTTTGCTAAAAAAAGAGATGTAAGTGTATTTTTAAATGCACACGGTGTAACAGAAGCATTAAGAAGAACCCACGTTAAAGGTCACGAATACGAAAACCTACCAACACCTTTAGGTATGGCATCAGTAGAAGGTGGGGGTAAATGGGCAAACCGTGCTGATGATGTCATATGTATACACCGTTATACAGGTTCACCAAGTGATTGGATGTATTCACACCTGCACGTATTAAAAGTAAAAGAAAATGAAACAGGTGGTAGGTGTACACCTTTTGAAGAACCAATAAGATTAAGAATGGCAAGAAATAATGTAGGTTTTAAATTTCTTGGTAGAGATTTAATACACAATATAAAACCAATAGAAAAGTTAGAAATTTGATAGTAATAATATTTTTACTAATTATATGTGCAATTTATTTAATTATAGGTCAGGTAAAAAATGCTGATGTAATTATAAGTCCTGTAATTGGTATGATGTTTGGTTTTTTATATAGCAAAGAAGAATTAGAAGAAGGTAACGAGATCACCTTGCAGTGTTTGTTGGGTGTAATTAGTGTTACTGTAATATGGACAAATCTGCACAATGGTTAGCAAAGGTAGCTGAAAGGCATACTGAATGGGTTAATGTTATTAAAGGTTTTGGTGAATATGAATACGCTGAAGATTTGGTGCAGGAAACGTATTTAATTTTATACAAGTATGCAAATAAAGAAAAGGTTATTAAAGATGGTATTGTTAGCAGGGGTTACTTATATTTCACTTTACGTAGCACTTACTTTCAGTTTTATAAGAATAAAAGGAAGATTAAAAAGGTTTCTATCGACAATGAGGAATATACCAAAGAAGTGGAGGACAATACAAACTTGGATGAAGAAGTAGCCTACAATAAAATTTGCACAATGATAGATGACCACATAGAAGATTGGAGATGGTATGAAAAAAAACTATTTACTTTATACAGGGATTCTGGTTTAAGTATAAGGGGAATAGCAAAAGAAACTAATATAAGTTGGGTTAGTATATTTAACACATTAAAAAATGCAAAACACGAATTAAAACAAAAATTCCAAGATGATTGGAGTGATTTAAAAAATAAAGATTATGAACGAATATAAAGGTGATAAGCGAACAAAAGGTTACAAGCAATGGAAAAAGAACCACGAAGCAGCAAGTGATGGTTTAGGTGATACAGTAGAAAAAATAACAAAAGCTACAGGAATAAAAAAAGTAGTTGATACTGTTTTTCAAAAGTTAGAAAAAAGTTGTGGGTGTGATCAAAGAAAAGAAACGCTCAACAAAATGTTCCCAAGTAAAAAAGTTAAGTGTTTAACAGAAGATGAGTATAACTATTTAGATACTTTCTTTAGTTCTAAAAGTTCAAGAGTAACACCTGAACAACAAAACGAACTAATAAAAATATACAACCGTGTATTTAATGGTAATGCTGTTGCTACAAGTTGTGGTAGTTGTTTTTTAAATGGTGTATATGATAAACTAAATAAGATATTTAATCAATACAACGGTTGAAAGAACAAGAACTTTTTGAGTATTTAGTTTCTTGTTGTTATCCTGATTTAGTAAAAGCAAAAAGCCAAATGAGCAGGTGGGATTGTTACAGTCCTAAAACCTATCATCGTATTGAGTTAAAATGTAGATCGATACATTACGATACTTTACTTATAGAAAAGAAAAAGTATGATGCTATGATTGCAAAGTGTGATGATAATTTAGATATACCTATGTATGTAAATTCTACACCTTCTGGTGTATATAGATTTAATTTGTATATTGTGAATCCTGTTTGGGAAATACAATATCATAACACCACAACAGAATTTAAGAACAATAAAAAGATACCTAAAGAAATTGCTTTGTTAGATGTAAGCGAAGCAGAAATAATTTAAACAAAGAAACAATGAACAAAAAAATAAACAACTTTAAAGAAATAGAATACTACACTAACTTTAATTTAGTAGGTGAACATATAGTACAATCAAGAAAACTAAAACCAGAAAACAAAGCATTAAACGATATGTATTTTTCTTGGCAAGAAGTAGGGTTTTATGTAAACAACCTTATACGTAATGAAAGGATGTACGAACAATCATTAAGTGAATACAGAAGTGATAAGATACGTGCAGTAGAACGTGCAAGAACAGCAGAACAAAAAGTAACAGAACTTGAACAAGAATTAGAAAAACTTAAAACTAAAAAAAGTTTAGGTTTGTAATTGTTTAAAAAATGTTTATATTAGCGCAATAAACAAAGAACAATGAACGAAGAAATACGATTTACAAACGCTGGTAAAATTGGTCGTGCTAAAGGCATAACAAGAGGGTTAGTTAGTGATAATTTAGATGATTACACCAACAACAAATTAAACGAAATAATTGAAATATTAGATAGCATAGAATTATGATAACATTACTAAACGGTGAGCATTGGGGTAAAGAAGAAATACTTACACAAATGTATGATGATGAATTTTACTATAATTTTTTAGGTAAAAACGCATTAAGTTCTTCATCACTTAAAACACTTCTTAAAAGTCCAAAAACATATAGAAACATATTAAACTATGGTGATCCTAATTCAGATAGTTTAGCACTTGCAGCAGGTAAGTTAGTGCATTGGATGATACTTGAAAGCCATAAAATAGATAAGTTACACTTTGTAGATGCTACCACAAAAAACACTAAAGTATATAAAGAAGCAAAAGCAAAGTATGGTGAGGTATTTCTTACAAAAGAAAAGAATGCAGCAGAAAGATTAACAGATGCAGTATTAAGAAATGAAGCAGCACTTAAACTATTAAACAATAGTGAATTTGAAGTACCTGCAATAGATATGATAGAAGGGTTAGCATTTCGTGGTAAAGCAGATATTATACAAGGTGATACAATTATTGACTTGAAAACAACACAAGATTTAAATTCTTTTAAGTACTCGTGTGATAAATATTCTTATGAATTACAAGCGTGGCTGTACTTAAAACTATTTGATAAGAAAAAGTTTACGTTTCTGGTAATAGATAAAGCAAGTACCGATATAGGTATATTTGAAACTACAGAAGAATTTTTAGCAAGAGGTGAAAACAAATTTAAACAAGCAGTAGATAACTACAAATACTTCTTTGAACAAGATAATGATTTAGATCAGTATGTAATGAGGGGGATATTATAAAATAGCGGAAGCCGAAAAGCTAATAGAGTAGGCAAACAAAAAACAAGAACAATGAACAAACAAGAATTAAAAATTGGGATATTTGAGGTAATAGATATTTCTAAAATTAAACCAAGTGAGTATAATAGAGATATAGATGAGATTATAAGAGATGTATAAA